CAAAGCATACACCCAAACGGGTGTTTTGCTCTATATTCCTCCATAGCTCAGTCGGTAGTGCGAGTGTACAGAAATGTACCCGAAACTATTACTTAGCCAGAGGAAAAACTAAATATGTTGTTTAAGTCCACTACCGGGGATTTAAGTAACAAAAAAGATTGCTCTTTATGCAATCTGAACAAAAATCTTTGAGTAAAATCAAAGAAAATTGTATAATCCTCCATAGCTCAGTCGGTAGAGCGCATGACTGTTAATCATGATGTCACTGGTTCGAGCCCAGTTGGGGGAGCCAAGAGAAAAGTCAGTAATTAAGCCAAAAACGGCTTGTTTACTGGCTTTTTGCTTTGTTTACAACATTTTTGAGTTTTAAAAATATTTACTTCTTTTTATGCCTTTTAATGTGTTATACTACAGATAAACTACAGATTTTCTACAATAAAAACCGCCCGAAATGTAATCGGACGGCTTATTTTATGCCAGCAATTTTATCGCATTGTAAAGAGTGTCAACCTCTTGAATGATATAATGGTCAATATCAACCTTGTAATCCGTATGTCCCATAAGTGCGATAATATCTTCTTCCCTTGCTCCTGCCGCTGACATACGGGTGGAAAAGGTTCGACGGCAAGAGTGCGGAGTAAATTCATCACCCAACCCGAGGGCTTGCATCGCCGGACGAAAAGCGTACTTTAAGAAATAATCCTTGTTCATCGCTTTACCAAACTCTGAACCTTCGTGTGTTCGGCAGAAGATTGTTTCACCGTTATTATTTATGCAATTCTGAACGAGCTGTTGTATTTTAGGATGTATCGGCACTATTCTGTCCCTGCCGGCATCTGACTTTATGCCTGCGATAAAGTAAGGTATGCCTTGTTCGCTAAGATGATATTGTTCGGTAGTGAGCGAAAGAAACTCGGTCACTCTAAAATTAAGATAGCACATGATATAAACATAATCAGCATAAGGCACTTTACCTATGTTTTGTCTGATAAGCTCAAGCTGCACATCGGTAAAGCGTGTAGCGTTTACCTCTTCGGGTTCCGGAAGTTCGATAAATGTGCCGTAGTCTTTATTAACAATATCCTCTTGCATCGCAAAATGGTAAAGGCTGGTGACAAAGCATTTAATCTTATGTAGAGCCGAGTATCCTAAGCCTTGACAGATTTTTGGTGTGTCGGTAACCTTATAAGTACCGTTGCCGTTGGGCAGAAGATATTTCAGCTTACCGCCTGCGCCGACCTCGTGATGCGGATTATCGTAATAATCCACGATGTACTGATAGTCTGATGTGCGCAAGTCCTTAAATTTACGCTTATACAAGGGCTTTAGTTTGATGTAGGCGCTTGCATAGTTACTTCTTACGCTGTTACCAAGTTTTTTATATGCTTTAGTTTTTACCCATTTATCGTGTAATTGCTCAAGTGTCATATTAAAGCCATTGACGGGATTATACTCATAATCCTTGAGCGCATTTTCTGCCTCTCGCTTTGTTGCGAAAGTCCCCAAATACACTTGCTTGCCAGTGACAGAACTTGCGGCGGCATAGGGTTTTGACTTGCTGTCTTTTCGCAAGTAAATGCTTCCCGTGCCTTTCGTCCTGCGCCTGTTTTTCGGCTTGCTGTCGGTTTGATTTTTGCCGCAGTAAGGACAAAAACCAAAATCATCTTGTAACTCTCTGTTGCACCTTTTATTAACACATTTTTTCATATTTCACCTCAAAAAAAGGGTGCAAAAATCCCGTTAAAATCTTGTAAATTTTAACGGGCTGTGGTACAATATATTTGCTAAGAAAAATGCACCATTGCACCCGTTGTAATGGTCTCCGCTCTATCCTGTTGGCGCAGGGTAGGGCGGATTTTTTTATTTTATTTTACTTTCTTGCTGACAAGGTTCATTTTAACGTCATTATCATAGGTATCTGTATCGAAATATATTAAATCAGCTCCTACGGTTGATGGATTGAAGTTTTTACAATCTTTCACACTGACTTCAATCATGCCCTCGCTGTGTGCTGAAATCGGAGCGCTACAGACTAACTTGTTGTAGCTTCTTCCGTCTAAGATGACGGTGTCGGCTTGTACGGTTATAGATTTATCCATTTTATTTTTTATATAAAAATGAACATCAACTTCTTCATCCGAATAAGGAGCCTGCTCCGTATCGCTGTAATAAACGGCTATGTCGCTATCTGAATAAAGCTCGGTTAAAGTATCTTTAAACTCTGTAGGTTTTTCGGTAGGCGGTTCTGTTTCGGGTTCAGTAGCTTTTTCTGCTGAATCTTCTTCAGGTGAACGAACATCTTTTGAAGAATATGTTATTATAGAATTAACAATGATGTCTTCATAAAAATCAAATTCTTCAGATTGCTCATCGCCTTCGGTTGTGAAAAGCATACAACACAAATAATTCTTCGTCACCCACACATACATTGTGCCGTAATACTTATCTCCGGATAATTCCAAATTTGCTATTACACGATAAGCGAGAAAGTCATCTATATGAGTTGTAGTTCTGCTTATTTCTTCAAAGTCATCAAACGAATTTGCAAAGCCATCAAGAAAGCTGTCTACATAGCCTGAGGTAAATTGAGATGGTGAAATATTCGATTGAGATGAACTTATATACAGCCTGTTTCCGTCAGGGTCGTAAAAATAATGGTAACCGTCATGAGCTTTATGCGTCCACTCTTTAGGAATATCAATAGAAAAAGGAGTTATATCATACCACTCAAACAAATCGGTTTCTGAGGTATCGTTAGAGGTTTGATTGGTAGAAGTTGTTACCGGTTCTTGAATATCAGGTTGGTTGCTACATTGCGAAATGGCAGTTACCGCAGTGGCGGTCAATATCAAAGCTATCAGCAAAGCAATGTAAAAATGTGGAGTGCGATATATAGGCTTTTTTTCAGTCGTTTTTTCAGCTTCTCCCGTAGGGCTGAATTTGTTTTTTTGATATGTATGGCATATCGGGCAAAATACTGAATTATTCGGTATGATGTTACCGCAACTTTCACACTTGCAGGGTTCTGTGTTTTTAGATTCGTCGTCTTTAAACAGAGCAACCTGTTCAATCTTCGCTCCGCATTCGTTACAGAACTTTGCACCGACAGGAACCTCAGCCCCGCATTTTTGACATTTCATTATACAAATCCTCCTCTTTTTGCGATATATGATATATATTGACAAAATATATATCGTATATTAAAATAATATTAGAGAAGGTCCAACTTCTCACCGTTCCTATTTTTCCTACCATAGTTGCCGCTATGGTAGGTTTTTTCTTTTGTTTATAAATTCTGCAAATTGCTCCTTTACTTGCCGTTCAAGAGGGTGCAGATAAAAAGCGTTCCTGCGTTCAAGCTCTGCCATTCGTTCAGCCCTGTAGGTGGCCGCCTCAAAGCTAATGTCACATAGATTTGCAATTGCAGCGGAAGTTAACGCTTGCAGTTCATGAAGGACACAGGCAGGGGCGAGTAAATCCCGAGCAAATACATTTGCTGAATGTTCGGCATCGTCGATTGTTGCAAATCCGTTGCCGTTTTCCTTAAACAAGTGACCTAAAAATATATGACCGAGTTCATGCGCAATTGTAAATCTACATCGCTGAGGGGATTGCTCATCTGCATATATGATATAAAGTTTATCATCTTGCATCAAAGTTATTCCACTCTCATTTTCACTTAGCAGATTGACTGCCGAATTTTTCAACAAAACAATGTCGGCTTGTTTTGCTATCTGACTGACTTTAACAGGCAAGTTGCTAATTCTGTAGTCGATTAAGCATTGCCAAGAGGCATTGCGTGCGTTTTTGTATTTTTCATAATTCAAGTTTACCACCTCATCGGTATTTTAACCCATGAGGTGTTTTTTATTATGTATTATAAATCTGTATCGTCAGGCTCAAACTTACTGAGATCAGGAAGATTAACTATTTCAATAGGTTGATTATTACCGTCACTTCGTGCGGCTTTAACCGTTGGAATTAGATTATCGTTAATTTTTAAAATAGTATCAATTGTGTACTGATGTTCAGGGTGATTTCGATAAGCATAAACCAAATCTTTTTCATGATTGGTTAAAATCATAGTATTGCTTTTGTTTGGCATTTCTCTGAACTCTGCAAGAATATCATCTACTTTATATATATCACAAAGTGCGATTAAAATTTCTGCATCAGGTTGACCGTGATTGTTTTCCCACGCATTTACGGTTTTTCCACTTTTATTTATTAATTTTCCGACTTCATCGGCAGTTAATCCGCTTTTTTTCCTTAACTCTTTTAATTTTTGTGCTATAAATTCTCTTGACACTTTGTTTCTCCTTCTATAGATGTTTTATCTATGCTTTTATTATAATTTGCTAATTGCAGATTGTCAAGAAAAAAATCTGAAAAATGTAGAATTATTTTTTTAAAATCTCTTGACAATCTGCAAAAGTTAGATTATTATTAAAATGAAATCTACAAAATGTAGCATTTAACAGTCGAAAGGAGGTAAAAAGTATGACTGTGAACGAAAAACTTAAAAAGATTGTCGAAGAGAAAGGAATTAAACAATCATATTTGTGTGAGCATACTGGAATGACCGCTGATGCAGTCTCAAGAATATTAAATTCCAACCGTAAGGTTACAGCAGAAGAGTTTTTGGGAATATGTCAAGTGCTTGATGTTGATCCAAGGCAGTTTTTTAAGCAGTCTGCTTAACTTATTACCTCAGAAAGGAATGATAAAAATGGCACTAACCATATATGCGGTAGTTGCTACCGTAGTAGCAGTAGTGGCGATTATAAAAGCTGTAAAATGGAAAATTGCTACAAGAGCAATGGTAGTTTATTGTACGAAAAATTTCAGAATACCCACTGACAAAGAACTTGCCGATTGCTCCAAAGAAGCCGCCGGCAAGACAATAAGATTTAAGTAATTCCAAATTGAGCTTTTATAAGCTGAGTAACAACATTCGCTGATATTTGTGTTATTGCAGAAAGCGAGTGACTTCCCACGGTTCCGGCAATCTTCTTAACTTTATTCCATATATCATCGTTACGAATATTTGCTAAAAACTTGTGACCTTCGGGAGTTAAATCACCTACTTCTAAATAGTCGCCACCGTCAGTAGCGAACATTGAAGTAATTAAACCTGCAAGTTTGCATTGTTTAATGTGGTAGATAATTTCGTCATGAGAGTATGGTTGAAGCCTTTCAAAATCGTTGCTGAATTTACTGTATCGAAAGGATTCGTTGAAGCCACACACTTCTTCTACACTCAAAAGAATATCACGAACACAGTCGTTATTTAAACGCATAAGCATCACCTCCTTACAATTTGATTTTAGCATTTTAAGGAGAAAAACACAACAAGAAGGTTATAGCAGAAGAGCTTTTGGGAATATGTCAGGTGCTTGATGTTGATCCAAGGCAGTTTTTTAAGCAGTCTGCTTAACTTATTACCTCAGAAAGGAATGATAAAAATGATTGACTTAGAAAAGGTTGCTATAATGCGACTTCGTGACGGAGCAGAAATAAGTAAGCATTACTATGATAAACCGCTTATGCTTTGTTATTCAGGAGGCAAAGACAGCGACATTATTTTAGATTTAGCGATTAAATCGGGTATAGACTTCGAGGTTCAACATAGTCACACAACGGCTGATGCTCCCGAAACAGTTTACCACATACGCAATAAATTTAAGGAATTGGAATCTAAAGGCATAAAATGCAACATTGATATGCCAAGATACAAGGGAAAGCCGACATCTATGTGGTCACTGATAGTACAAAAAGGTATTCCACCCACAAGGTTCGTAAGATATTGTTGTGCAATTCTGAAAGAAACAGGCGGTAAGAATCGTGCTATTGCCACAGGAGTGCGAAGAGCCGAAAGCACGAAAAGACGGTTGAAGGGAATAATCGAAACTTATTCTTCTAATCTGTCAAATAGAATTGTCCTTAACAATGACAATGACGATAAGAGGCAGATAGTTGAGCATTGTCAGTTACAAGGGAAGATAATCTTCAACCCTATTAGTGACTGGTCGGATAGTGATGTTTGGGAGTACATCAACCAAGAACACATTAATCTTAATCCGTTATACAGTTGTGGATTTGACCGTGTTGGATGCATTGGCTGTCCGATGGCAAGTAAAAAGAGATTTGCGGAGTTTGCACGATATCCCAAGTACCGAAATATGTATATAAGAGCATTCGACAAGATGCTTGAAGCGAGAAAGCAAAGAGGCAAAGCTACACAACACGCTAATGGACTTGAGGTTTTCCATTGGTGGATACAGGATGGTGTTTTGCCCGGACAATTAAGTTTTGACGGAGAGGATTGGTGAAGAGTAATGAGAGAATATTTATTCAGGGGCAAGACGATAGCTAACGGTAAGTGGGCAGAGGGCAATTTGCTTGTGACTAAGCAAGGTTGCTGTATAACACCCGATGCAACGGTGTATGTTGCGGTAGATTCCGAAACGGTCGGTCAGTACACTGGCTACAAAGATAAGAACGGTAAGAAAATTTTTGAAAGGGATATCGCTGCTTTCAATAACTCAGACGGCGAACTTATTAATTATGAAATACTTTGGTTTAATAATAGATGGGTAGTACGAGAGAGCGATCATAACGCAGTTGATGATTTAGATTTGTTTTTTTGCGAATGCTCAACCGTTATCGGCAATATCTACGATAATCTCGAACTTAGTAAGAGGTGATTATTAAATGAACGACAAAATCCTTATCAACCCTAAAACAAATCAGGAGTACAGAGATGTACCGCCGACCGTGGCGGCTGAATATCTCGGAGTTGCTCTCAATTATGTTTATGAGGGTTTAAAAAAACAAACCCTGCCTATCGGTTCAGCCGTACAGAGCGACAAAGGGCGTTGGAGCTACAACATACCGATTGACCGGCTAAAGACCTATGCAAGCGGTGCAGATATATCCTTACTGACTACACTGCTCAACAAATTGATCGGCAGCGGAAATACAATCAACGAAAGGACGGCGTAAAAATGATAAATTCGCCGTGCTACGGCTGTCAGATGCGGACGACAAGATGTCATACAGATTGCGAAAGATACCTTGAGTACAAATCAAAATGTGACAATCGCCGAGCCGAACGCTCTAAGAATTATGACTTTTTTAATTACATCAGTCATAAAATCGACATCCATACGAGATGTCGAAAATCAAATAAATGAAAGAATAGGTGAATATATGGAAATCATTGCAAATAACCGTGCAAATAACCGTGAATATATCGCTTTTAAAGACTTGAAAAAAGGCGATATTTTTGTATTAGCCTCAGATGGCAAATGGTACATAAAAAACAACGATTTTTATGCAATACGGCTTACAGACGGCAAAACCGTTGAGCCGAATTTCACACCTTTACTTTGCGAAGTCAAAGATTGCGTGCTCGTAGAAAGAGAAATCTATACAGCATTAACTGAAAAGGAGTGTAACAAATGTGGTTAAGAAATTACCCGACACGCAGAAAACTGCTCAAAGATGTTAAGGAGTTAAGAGAAGAAAACAAAAATCTCAAAAATGAGTTAAAAAAAGCTCGCCTTGATAAATCCCAAACCGAAGAAAATTACACAAACGCTCGATATGCATTAGAAGGTTATAAAAACGAGAATACTAAACTCTGTGAAAAACTTTCAATGTATGAATCAGCAAAGGCAGAAATATATGGTTTTGAATGTGTGGGGGTTGAGAAGTGATGAAAAGACCGTGTAATGCTCCCGTCACTATTGAAGGCTGGTCAATGAAATGCAGTAGTCATAATTACATTACTTTATATTACAACGGTAAGTTTGTCCGCTGTTTTGATAACGATCTGTATAACGAAGATCCGCTGAAAGATGAATATTACGCAGAACACATTATTAACGCCATCGAAAAAAGAACAGGAATGAAAATCACCAACATTCCGATAGTTGGAACAGCTGAAGATTTTGACGGATTAAGATTTTTAAACGGCGGTTTTAAAAAAGGTGCCGATTGGTTGTTAAATGACAAAGAAAAAGACCGTTGACTGCTTGCAACAATCAACGGTCCGCAAATAAAAGGCTATTTGCAATCTAACTAATATTATCATAGCAAATAACCTTGCAAAAATCAAGGAGATTATAAAAATGGAAAGAAAATCTAAATTACAGATGATAGCAGTGGACAAACTGCACCCACATCCACAGAACCCTCGAAAGGTTATCGGCGATGTTTCGGAACTTGCAGAATCTATCAAAGCAAACGGTATCTTGCAGAATTTGACCGTAGTGCCAAACGATGATAACTGGGATGATTTTACCGTTATCATCGGGCATCGCAGGCTTGCGGCCGCAAAGCAGGCGGGCTTGACCGAACTGCCATGTGCTGTTGTTGAGATGACTGAAAAGGAACAGTTATCTACAATGTTAACCGAAAATATGCAGAGGTCCGACTTAACCGTATATGAAGAAGCAAAGGGATGTCAGCTGTTGCTCGACCTCGGTGATACGGTTGCAGAGGTTGCCGAGAAGACAGGCTTTTCTGAGAGCAAAATCAGACGGAGAGTCAAGCTCTGTGAGCTTGATGAAGAAGCTTTCAAAGAGAGCCAAATCCGACAGCCTACATTGCAGGATTATGACAGGCTGAATCAGATTAAGGATATTGAAGTAAGAAACAAATTGCTCAAATCAATCGGAACGAATAATTTCGACAATCTTTTGTATTCTGCTGTGCAAAAGCAGGAAGCTGACGAAGAAAAAGAAAAAATTGAAAAGCTCTGTCTTGAACATGGAATGATTAAAGCGCAGAAATACAGAGAAATTCCAGACAATTACGAACACACAGGAATATTCGCACTCAAAGATTTGATCGGTAAAGACTTTGCGGACGGCAGAAAGAGATATTTTTATTTCGCTTACGGCTCAAATGTCTACATTTATGCAGAAGAATTAGAAGAGCAGGAAAAGAACGATGCCGAAGAAGAAAAGCGAAAGCTTGAAGAACAGAGATGGGACGAGCTTGAAGAACAGGCGGATCAAATAGACGAACGCTGTGAGGCTCTCAGAAGAGGCTTTATGCTTGATACGAATTTCAATGACAACAACAAGAAGCAGGAGCTTGTGAAATTTATAGTCGCCCAAGTGGCGGCAGGAGCCTGTAACAGAGATTATCGTTTTGAAGAAATTATCGAACACAACTTTGAAGATGATGAAAACATAGATAGCTACATCAACGAACACTGGAGCGATAACAGCGGTAGAATGCTTATGGCGACGGCATACGCTTTGTGCCAAAGAACTTATGAAAAATTAAGCTTTATTTATGTAGACTATAGCAGCAAAACGATCAGCCGAAAAAACAGCCCGGATTTAAACAAATTTTATGTTTTGCTTTGCAAACTCGGCTATGTGATGTCTGATGAGGAGATACAACTCCGTGACGGCACACATCCGATTTTCACGACAGGCGAAGTAAAATAAATTAAATAAGTTAATCACACAACTGCACTTGTGAGATTATATAAATCCCATTTAATACCTTCTTTCTTTAATTGTATTTTCGGGTAGGTGCAGATGCTCTGCTTTTAAAAAATAAGAAAATGGAATTACTTGAATTTAAAAACAAAATTTTTGAATTGCTCAATGTCACCGAAACATCGGAAATCGGAAACGCTTTACTTGATGTTGTTTTAAAGCCAAATTTTTATATTTTTGATGAGTATAAAAAACTCGATGACGGTTCAAAAGACTGGTTACAAGCGTTGTGGCAATACTACGAAGCCGACAGAACAGAAAAGAAGCAGGATTATACCCCAAAAAGCCTTTGTAAATTAGTATCTGCTTTAGCCGGTAATTGTGAAACTGTTTACGATTGTTGCGGTGGTAGCGGAGCTTTGACGGTACAAATGCTAAATGATAGCAGAGTAAAATTTGTTTGTGTTGAAGAACTGGACGAAAAGGTTATACCGTTTTTACTTTTTAATCTGTGCTTGCATAATGTAAACGGCTATGTTTTAAACGGTGATGTATTGACACGCAAGTTTTTAAAAATATATAAACTTTCAGCAGATGAAAGATATAGCAAGGTAGACGAATTATCAAGCTACGAACAAATCAATCTGCATTGTGATGTTGCAATAAGTAATCCGCCTTACAATGTCAAATGGCAACCGCCGTTACCACTTGAAAATGACATTAGATTTTCTGTTATTCCACCCGCAAGTAATGCAAATTATGCATTTGTTTTTAATTGCATTGCAAGAGCAAACAAAGCTGTTTTAATACTACCAATGGGCGCATTGACGCAACGCAATGAATATGATATACGAAAATATTTGATTGATAATGATTTGATTGAGTCGATTATTACTTTACCGAACAATATGTTTGAATGCACGAGTATATCAACTTGCATAATGGTTTTGAACAGGAACAAAGTAAACGAAGGCAAAGTAAATCTGATACATAGCATTCAAAATTGTGTCGTTGAAGAACGAGAACAAAACGGACAGTTTGGTGGTAAAAGTCACACGAGCAGAACTTACAAAAAGAAATATAATGTTTTGTCCGATGAAAATATAAATAAAATCATTCAAGTTATCGAAAATCAAACAGAAATAAAGAATTTTTCTTTGATAAAATCGAATGCAGAGATAGCAAAAAAGAAATATATGCTCGCTCCAAGTATGTTTTTTGATGCTAGCATTGAAGATTTTGAAGATAACAAACATCGTGATTTTCAGGAAATTGCCGATAATATCAATTATATTACCAAAATGCAAAACGCTTGTAAGTTAGTTATCAACGAAACAATTGCCCGAAAATTAGGCTTTGATGTTCAGCTTTATAAAAATGAGTTCAAAAATTCAAATCAACTTGCAGATGAACAGTCTGAATTGTTAGGCGTTAAGATTGAAAGGTCTGATTATATCCAATTCACAAAAAATAAAAATGAATTTATGTTTAAGTGTAACGACAAAGAATTGTTGCCGGATATATTTATTCACTTTTTGTCGATTTGGAAAAATCAAATAGCTTTGCTAAACACTATGCAGAATCAGTATTTATCAGAACTCAGGGATGCAGAACTCCCTGAATTGATGTCTGGCAAAATTTCATTAGACGATAAAGGATGACATGCCGATGAAGCAGTATGAAGTTGACCAACAGCGGAAGTTATTTCAGTGGACGACCTTCATCCGGGCAAAGTATCCTGAAATTGATTTGATGTTCCACATTCCGAACGGTGGGAGTAGGAATAAGCTCGAAGCGGCCAACCTTAAAAAGCAAGGGGTAAAGGCAGGTGTGCCGGATTTGTTTTTACCGGTCGGCCGTGGAGGTTATCACGGCTTGTTTATTGAACTTAAGTACGGCAAGAATAAGCCAACCGAAAAACAAACCGAATGGCTTAAAAGCCTTAATGAACAAGGCTACGCTGTCGCTGTATGTTATGGTTGCGACGAGGCAAGCAAAAAATATTAAAGTATTTGAAATTAGGTGAAATAAATGAGTGAAGAAAAAAAGAAACGAGGTCGCAAGAAGAAACTCGACCGAATAGACAGAATGTGTCTTTACTGTGCCGATTACAACGCAAAGCACGGCACAAGTTACAGCTACGGAGAATTTGTAGCGCAAATCGCCGCAAGAAAAATTAAACCGCTCGGTTTGTACGATTACGCAAATTAGGAGGAAAAGAAAATGATTGATTGTACGAAAACTGAAAATTATTTTGCTGAAAAAAGAAGAATGACGAAAAGACGACTGCAACTGCGACTGCGTAAAATGTTGGAATCAGCCGATTGAGGAGAGTGATTTGGTTGAGTCAGAGAAAATCGATATCAAAAGCAACAAGGCTTAAAGTTTACGAGAAGTACGGCGGCCGCTGTGCGTACTGCGGTTGTACACTCGAATTAAAGGACATGCAGGTTGACCATATACAGAGCGTGTACTGGTACAATGGTGCGAATGACATCGAAAATTATAATCCTGCTTGCAGAATGTGCAATTTTTATAAGTCAACAAGGACAGTCGAAGATTTTAAAAAAGCATTGGGAAAGTTGCTTTCGGGCCTCGAAAAGGTTTTTATTTTTCGATTAGCGATAAAATATGGCCTCATTAAAAAAACTGACAATCCTGTTGTATTTTATTTTGAAAAGAAAAATAAAGCAGGTAAGGAGAGTGAAAACAATGACAGTACAAGAAGCGATTGAAATAATTACAAATGCAGTTCAGAATGATAATATGACTGCTGAACAAGATAAAGCGTTAGCAATCGTGCAGAAAGCTGCTGAGAAGCAGATGCCTAAATTAGCAGTTTTTGAAGCTGATGGATATGATGATGAAGGCAAACTTATATATGATATAGCGTATTGCCCGAATTGTAAAGAAGCTGTATTATCAACATACAATTACTGCCCCTACTGCGGTGCAAAACGGATATGAAGATAATAGATTTTGAGTTTGAAAAACTCTCTCGTCAAGAAAAAGAACTTGAAAAATTAAGAAAAAACAGTAATGTAAAAAAATTGCTTGTTGATTATCAAGTAAGTGATGACTGTATAAACTCAGATAGTTATGGAGCTGTATGTGTAAAATGTGGCAGATGTGGACGCACTTTTACAAAAGACGGATTTTTAAAGGAGAGTGAAAAAAATGATGACTGAACCCAAAAAAACAGTTGCAGTGGAAACGCAGGACAAGCCGACAGCGGCAGAAACATTGTCAGAACTCGACCGGCTTGTGATAGGTTTTATTGACGGGGACCTTGATGTGGCTACGCTCAATAGCTTGGATATGTTTAATCGGTGGTTAGTGTTTTCAATGTCTGCCGTGTACAGTTGCACAAAGATAGGCTTGCTATCCGCCAAGTCTTGTGTCAAGGCCAAATACAAGCTCCTACAAGAGTATCGCAGGTTTAGGACTGACACTTTTTTTGCAAACAAGGAACACATCGAATGGATAAAAAGGACGAAAGAAACTTCTTGCAAATTAACGGAGTTGTCAAAGGCGATTGCCGAACACGATACTAATGCGTTGCAAATTGCTTTACAAATAATTGACCTTCTCACAAAGCATGATGTTTATAACAAACTTTTCATTTTGTCAGACGCATCGGATACATATAAAGAAAAATGTTTAAAAACACTAACCGAAAACGATACAGCATTTTTGAATGAGTTCGGCAACATACCTTTTGTGGATTTGCTCTTTAAATTTTACAAGTCAACAGAAGAAACAAGAGCAACTGAAATCTTTAAGGAATTGGATGCCGACAATATCAGAACTGTAGCTTGTCACGTGCCGGTTAAATCTGACAATTGTCAGGGTATCGCAAAAAGCTATAAAGAATACTTTGGCATTTAATAAGGCAATATTCTTGTCGCACGCAAAATCTAAAAAACCAAATGTAAAAAAGTAAATTTTCATATTTTAAAACAGTCAAATGACGACTTCTTCTTTTGATTGTTTTAGTTGTTACAAAAATGCACCAAAAATCAAACACACAATTGCAGCGGCAAGGTTGCACAAAGCAGTAGTTCGGTGGTCAGACGGACTACTGCATATTTATATCATCTGACTTTTTAATTCGAAAATAGAACAATAGACAGTCACAAATAAAAGGGTTGAAATACCCTTTTACTATCCTGCTCTAGGAATTAATTAAGTGACCGTTTTAGCTTTTACATATATAATAAAGGTTTAACTATGTTTACATACAAGTGTGAAATTAAATCAGGCCCTTTGCTCGAGGTTAAATATTACCAGTCCATTCGCAAACGTAATAAGAAAAATCTTGCTCGACAAATCAATCAATCCCGAACAAGCGAAAAGCAAGCCAAAGCAAACCGTATCAGAGGAGAACAACACACACAGAGGCTTATCCTCTGCAACTTCTCTGAGGGCGACTGGTTCGCAAGGTTCTCCGCTCCGTTTGGTGAATTTACCGAAGATGAATTTGAGAGGGTAGTATCGAATTTTTTTAAGCGAGTGAAACGCAGGACAGATAAGGAACAAATCAAGTTTAAATACATCGGATACTGCGAGTGTGGCAAACTCGGTAGAAACTGGCATTTGCATATTGTAATTGAGAATTGCGTGCGTGAAATATTAACGAAATGCTGGCCATGGAAAAACGGCATAAATTTTACTCCGCTCTACCAAAACGGCAATTATTCTGATCTTGCAAAATACATTCGCAAAGATGTCAACGGAAAAAAGCGGCTGAAAACATCTCGCAATCTCAATAAGCCTGAGGTCAAAGTTGTTGAAGGAAAAAAACGAGAATACAGAAAGCTCGAACGAGGTGAGGCTTTGCCTTGTCCCGAAGGATATTATTTTTATCGTGACGAAATGTGGATAAACGATTTTACGGGTGCGTCTTTTCATTTTACTTACTTGGCCAATAGCCATAAACACAAGAAAATCGGAGGTGCAAGGATATGAGAGATACAACAAGAGATTATACAATTGCACAGTTTAGACTTTATGCCTCTCTTGGATTTCCAAGCAAAGCACAGGTTGTAGCTGACAAGACAATGCACCGAGCATTACAACTTGACCTGCTTGCTGTGGCAGACACACTTAATGCCTTGACCAATAGCGGTAAAGACTACATCTGTCAAGCTGTCAGCGCTGTTTACTTTGTTGCACCAACAAAACCGTTGCACAAAGGTGAAATAAATTTGAGAGTGACCAAGTTTGCTGTCAATAACTATACCGACGAACGCACGGTGTTTAGATGGCTCAAAGAGGCACGATTGCTTTGTGCAAAACTTCGTGGGCTTAACATTTGTACATATTGCACAAAGAAAGATGTCAGTAGAAGCGATTAAACCTGTTGTAAAATTAAATTGTAATGATAAAACGAAAAGTAACTACGGACTGGATTGTCCGTCAAATCCGTGAGGGTAAGGCATATAGATTCTATTTAACAGCCGATTGGCGAAAAGTTCGAGATGCAAAAAAAGCGAAAGAACATTACGAATGCGAACGCTGCCGTGCTGTGGGCAAGTACAGCCCTTGTGAGGCAGTGCATCATAAGTTATATCTTAAAGCAAGACCTGACCTTGCTCTTGACATCAACAACCTTGAATGCTTATGCAAAGACTGCCATTACAAAGAGCATCACAAATACGAGCCGAAAAAATTGAAAGATGAGTTTGCTGAGAAGTGGTAAGTCGAAAAAAGACATACCCCCGGGTAAAAAATCGAAAAATTCTGAGGCTTATGGATAACGGTGTAAAGGCACGACAGTTTGGTCTCGCGCACGCACGTGAGAAATTTTTGAGAGAGGAGTAGCAAAAATGGCACAGATTAAAATTGCAGAAATCAAGGACAGCTTGATTGAACAACTGACCTTGAAAGGGGCAAACATTGAAGTCTATAGAGATTTAATTGACAGCTATATTTTTTGCACGAAGCTTGAGCGTAAAATGCAGGCGGACATCCGCAAAAATGGCTTGACATACAAAGCTATCAGTGCCACCGGCAAAGAGTACATTAAGGACAACCCCTCGGTAAAAAATGCAGTAATGTACAACAAACAGCGCTTAGCGATTCTCTCACAAATGGGGCTGTCAATTGACAAAGTCGAGAGTGATTCGGATGACGAACTGTAAAGTCATAGATGAGTACATAAACCTTGTTAAAAATGGTAAATATCGTGTATGCCGAGAGCAAATTCAGCTAATTAAGTTTGTCGAAAATGTCTTTGAAAACGAGGAAATTTACGTCGATGAAGAACAGCTTGAAAAGTATTTATCTTTGCAGAAATATTTTCCTTATCAACTTTTTGAATGGGAAAAGTTTTGCTTTGCGTTGCATAATTGCACATACTCAGCTCCCGGTGTTTTAAGATTTCCTGACCTTGTACTTATCGTCGGAAGAGGTACAGGCAAAAATGGCTATTTAGGCTTTGAGGATTTCGCGCTTTTAACACCAGTGAACGGTGTTAAAAATTACGATATTGACATTTGTGCAACATCGGAAGATCAGGCGACTATTACTTTTAACGATATTTATAATGTCCTTGAAGATAATAAAGCCAAAATGCAAAAACACTTTAAGTGGACGAAAACAAGAATTGTGAATATAAAGACAAATTCTGTGTTGCGATATCGGACATCTAACAGTAATACGAAAGACGGCGGTAGACCGGGCAAGGTCGATTTTGATGAAAAACACGCATATGAAAATTACAAGCTTATTGACGTGTTTGTCACCGGTTTAGGGAAAAAGCCACTCCCGAGAACTACGACAACCACAACAATGGGATATGTGAGAGACGGTCCGCTTGATCAAGAGTTTGCGAGAGGCCTTGAAGTGTTGAATGGTGATGCGCCTGATAACGGCACGCTTTATTTTATTTGCCGATTAAATGACGAAAAGGAAGTTCATGACGAACAAAATTGGTACAAAGCAAATCCAAGCTTGCAATATTTCCCAAACTTACTTCGAGAACTTCGGAAGGAATACGAAAAATGGAAAATTGATCCGAATAATAACCCTTCATTCATGACGAAGAGAATGAATTTACCGCAAGGAACAGAAGCCCATCCTGTTACCTCATGGGAAAATATCAAAGCAACAAACAGACCTCTCCCCGACCTTGAAGGTAAGCCGTGTGTTTTTGGCATTGACTACACAAAAACTACTGACTTTTTGGGTATAGGTTTGATGTTTTTAATTAACGGTGAAATTGTATGGAAGCCGTTCTCGTGGTATTGCTCGCAATCTGCGGATTTGGGCAGGATTAAATTCCCATATATTCAGCAACCCGACTTAAAAAGAGTGGACGGGGCGGAAATCCCGCCTGAAATCGTTGCTGACTGGTTGAAAGAACAAAAGGAACATTACAATATTATTGGCGGAGCGTTAGATAACTACCGCTATACATTACTCAAAGAGCCGTTAATGCAGTTAGGTTTTGAATGCGACCGCAAAGGACGAAATAATCTAAAACTTGTAAGGCCGTCAGACAAAATGCTTGTAGCTCCTCTGATTGCCTCTGATTTCGCAAATCACCGTATTGTTTGGGGTGATTCGGCGTTAATGCGTTGGTACACTAACAACACATCGGCTGTCGAGGATAAAAACGGCAATATCATATATGGCAAGATTGAGCCAAAATCACGAAAAACAGACGGATTTATGGCGTTCGTCGCCGCATATACACAGCTTGATTTGCTGAAACAAAATCAGCCGATGACGGTTGATGAACTCAAGAATTGTTTTAACGCAATTGTTTTTTGATATAAGGAAAAGGCGAATTAATGGATAATGAACAGATTTCTTTGTTTGAAGCAAGCAAAAAAAGAGAGTTGACAACAGAAGCAATTAACAAACTGTTTGGTATTAAAGAAAGTTTTGAATTGCCCGAGGTTTTATTGAGAAAACTGTTAAATAAGCAAGAGAAAGACGAACTTTGCCGTGCTTTTATGCAGTTTAATTTTGATATGTCAAATGACTGCTTGCGTGATTACTTCCAGGCAAATAACGCAAACCGTAACAATCTAAAACAGGATTACACTCCCGATTGCTTGTGCAAATTGATTTCAGAACTTGCTCCCAAAACTGATGAAGTGATAGACATATGCAGCGGAACAGGAGCATTGGTCGTAGGAATGGGCAGAGATATTCAGTACCAATGCGAAGAAATTTCTGCTATGAGTATTCCGGTGCTACTCTTCAATTTAGCGCTGAGAAATTTAAACGCAACTGTTTTACAAAAAGATGTCTTGCTCAACAAAGTTGAAAAAGTGTACAAGGTAAGCAAAAGCGAAGATTTTAGCAATATTGTAATTTTAGATAATTACAACGAAACAAAAGCGGGCGTTGTTGTTTCAAATCCGCCATATTCGCTTAAATGGCAACCGAAGAGCGACAACCGCTTTGAAGGCTATGACTTAGCTCCGGCAAAAGCGAGTGACTTCGCTTTTGTACTTGACGGCTTGTCAAGGCTTACTGAATCGGGACAAGCGTTCTATATTCTTCCGCACGGTGTGCTTTTCAGAGGTGCGGCAGAGGGCAAAATCAGAAAACAACTCATCGAGAATAATTTGATTGATACGATTATCTCATTGCCTGAGAAAATGTTTTTAAACACTTCTATACCTGTTTGCATTGTAGCATTTAACAAAGCTAAGGCATCGGATGACATCTTGTTTATTTCAGCGGAAAAACTGTTTGCAAAAAACGGCAAGCAGAATGTTATGACAGATGAACATATCAAGCGGATTGCGGAGACTTATTGGAGCAGAAAATCAGTTGATAAATTTGCAAGTCTTGTAAGTTTATCAAAAATCAGGGAAAACGAATATAACCTCAATGTACCACGCTATGTAGATACATACGAACCCGAAGAGCTGCCATCGCTTAGTGAAATTACACAAGATATAATCAAATGCAATCTGAACATCAATAAGGCTACAAATGACCTTTTGCAAATGTTACAAGAACTTTGCGGGGATGAAGAGTACAACAAAATTAAATCTGATTTTGTGGAGTTCTTTAGCAAGCAAGATATTGTCGGTCAAACAATGATTGATTTTCTTAGATTGCAAAACCTTGAAAAGAAAACGAATTATATTGTATCCCACGCAAAAAAAGAACGCAGACTTATTCTTGAACTTGCCGACTTCGAAAGAGTAAAAAAAGGCAAGATTTACGAGGCGGGAACCGTTTACATTCAGTTATCGGCAACTGACGGTAAGGTTAAGTTTTTAACCGAGAATAAAGAGCTGGAAACAAAGTATGGTGTTTTTCTTCCTAAAACCCCGAATATCGGTTCAAGGTACTTGTTCTATATGCTTGATTTTGAAATGCCGTCTTTTTTGCGGAAATATCAAAACGGAATGAACATAAACCCTGATATTTTTAAGTATTTGCAAGTTACTTACTATCCCGAATACAAATACCAAAAAGAACTTGTAATGATTCTTGATGATATCCAATTTATGTATGACCAAGAATTGAACGAAAAAGAAAAATGGGAATACTTCAAGAAATTTCATCTTAATGGTATGTTTCCATGTATGAAAAAAGCGTAATTGTTACTGCAAAATTCAGAAAAAGGCAGGTGAAAACAAAGATGAAAGTAATAAACTGGGTGAAAAATCTCTTTAAAAAAGATGCCGTTGCAGCGGAATTTAACGAGGACGGCTCGACAGTTGATGAACAGAGGTTTCACCTGACTGAGCTTGCCTTGTTTACTGCAATTGATTTTATCGCCCGAAGTTTGGCAAAGTGCGAATTTGTGACGGTGAACAATAACCGAGAAAGTCGCAAAGCTGAATACTATCTGTGGAACTATGCACCTAACAAACATCAAACAAAAATCGAATTTTTTACGCAGGCTGTCGCAAAGTTGATTTTTGACAACGAGCTTTTAATTGTCGAAACTGCCGATAATCAGCTTATGATTGCTGATAGTTTTTCGAGAACGGAACACGCTTTGATTGACGACACATTCAGCGGCGTTACTGGCCGAAATTTTACATATCAGCGCATTTTCCCTGAAAGTGAGGTAATTTACCTCAGATATAACAACTTTGCTCTTAACGGCTTATTGGCCGATATGTGCAATACATATGAACAGTTAATGTTATCGGCTCAAGAAAGATATAATAAAGCGGTCGGCCACAAAGGCATCTTAGAAATGGATAATTACAGCTTCGGCGACGAAAACTTCGCTGAAACTTACAACAAAGTTTTGGCAAAGCAGTTTAAAGCGTTTTACGCGAATAAGAACGCTGTTATGCCTCTTTACAAAGGCATGCACTACACCGAGCCCTCAACCGATGCCGGAAAGACTACGAACAGCGAGATTAATGATATTCAGAAGTTAAAAACTGAGGCGTATACGATTGTCGGCAACGCTTTACATATTCCGCCGGCAATTTTGAGCGGTGAAGCTTCGCAATTGTCTGATGCAATGGATTGCGCTATTGGTAATGCAATTGATCCGATTGCAAATATGTTTGAGCAAGAGATTACAAAAAAGAGATTCGGCGCTACCGAATTCAATAAAGGTAATTATCTACTGATTGATACGACGACAGTCAGACACATTGATGCGATTAGTCAGGCGAATAATCTTGATAAGTCAATTGCCAGCGGAGTGCTGACACCTGCACAGGCTCAAAAATATTGCAACATGCTCCCTTGCTCGGAAGCTTGGGCACACACATATTACCTTACCAAAAATTACCAAACAATAGCAAATGCTCTGAAAGGTGGTGAATAAATGAAAATCAGAAATTACAACATCAAGCAAATTGCAGACAATCAGAGTGTCTTGCAGATCTATCTTTATGGTGAAATTGAGCCGAGCTACTTGAACATTTGGGGCGACCTTATTGAATCCAAGACAAGTGCCGAATATATTCGTAAAGCAATCGAAAAAGCCGAAACAATTAACGGCATTGAGCTCTATATTAACTCAATCGGCGGTTATGTTGATGAGGGCGTGTCGATTTACAATCTGCTAAAAAGGCAGAGTGTGCCGGTCACTGCATACATTGACGGTATGGCTTGTTCAATCGCCTCTGTTGTCGCAATGGCGGCTGACAAGATTGTAATGCCGTCAAACACAACAATGATGATTCATCATGCAATCGGTGGTTGTTACGGCAATGCGAAGGAACACAGAGAATTTGCAACCAAGCTTGACAAAATCAGCGAAGCAAGCACAAATTCTTATCTTGTGCACGCAGGCGATAAACTCACGAGGAAAACCCTCGAGCCGCTTCTTAATGCTGAAACATTTCTGACTGCGCAGGAAGCTTTTGACATCGGCTTGTGTGACGAAATTCTTGATCCGGTTGATTTAACCGATTCAAAAGAAATCGTTGATGATGCACAGCAGAAGAAAAATCCAAAAGCAAAACAGGCAGCGGCAGAACTTGCAAAAATGCTTGGTACAAAGCCTAAACCGCAGACACCACCTGAGCCCAAACTGAAAAATCCCGAAGAAAAGGATAGTTTTGACTTTATTGAAGAGTATTTCAAAAACAAAAATTATTTATAAAGGAGATTTAAAAAATGAAGAATCTTGATGCGATTAAGAACGCAAAAGCAAAGTTTGCGCAGAACTTGAAAACTGCCATTGATTCCAAAGATGAAGCAAAAATGACCGAGGCTCTCAATGCCTATGCTGATAGTATTCAGCAGTCAATCATTGAGGTCGCACAGGAAATCGGCGAAACCGCCGACAACACAATCCTTGCCAAGAGAGGATTCAGACAGCTTACAAGCGCAGAGCAGAAGTTTTACAATAATTTTGTCACAGCGGCAAAATCTGCTGATATTAAGCAGGCTCTCACTGGTCTTGATGTTACAATTCCGCAGACAATTCTCGATACAGTGCTTGAGGACATTACAAACAATCATCCTCTGCTTGATGCAATCGGCATTGAAAACACATACGGCTCTGTTAAGGCAATCTTTGCCACAGACACAAAACAGCTTGCTGCCTGGGGTGCTTTAAGCTCAAAAATCACACAGGAGCTTGCCGGCACAATCCAGGAAAAGGATTTCTCAACATCAAAAGTAAGTGCCTTTATCCCTGTTCCGAAGGATATACTTGACCTTGGCGCTATATATATCGACGCATATGTCCGCAGAATCCTCGCCGATGCACTTGCTTATGCTCTTGAAGATGGCTTTATCAACGGTGACGGCAATGGCAAGCCGATTGGTATGCTTAAAGACCCCGAGGGTGCTGTAAAGGCAGGTGCATATACCGAAAAAACAGCAACAAAGCTCACAAGCCTTGACATTAAGTCGTATATGGATGTTGTTGCCAAGCTTGCGAAGGGCAAGGGAGGCAAGACAAACAACATCACATCGGTTGACCTCATCGTTAATCCTGTGGATTATCTCACAAAGATTATCCCTGCTACAACTGTACTTGCAACAGACGGCTCATACAAAAACAACCTCTTCCCCTTCCCGACGAACGTTTATCCGTCTGAAATGGTTGCGGAAAGTACTGCTGTTATCGGTCAGCTCTCAAAATATAAGGCCTGCCTCTCAACAGGTAAGGAAGGTAAGCTTGATTACTCTGACCAGTACCAGTTTCTCGAAGACAACAGAGTTTATCTTATTAAGGCTTACGCAACAGGCTTTTCGCTTCATACGAATGATTTTGTTAAGCTTGATATTTCGGCGCTCAATCCTGCTGAAATTAAAGTAACTCTTAATCAGGCAGCAACAGCTTAATTTATCACGGAGGTGTTGAACAATGGGAATTATAAGCGATGTAGTTAATATGCTCGATTTTGACCGTGAGCACATCGAAACAGATGAAGGCACAAAGTCAAAAATTGAGTTAATTATAGCCAACGGAAAACAGCACCTCCGTGATTACAACCCTCTGCTTACTGATGAGGATTTTGAACGAGCAACAAGGGCAAGAAGTTTGCTGTTTGATTACTGCCGTTACGCTTACTCGAACGCAGTTGAAATGTTTGACCATAATTTTGAAAGCGAAATTTTGAAATTAAGGCAGGAATACGAGGTGCGAATGTATGATACCGAAGAATAGCATTGATTTTTTGACCTTTAATGACGGTGTTGCGAAAATCTATGAAACGGACGAAAACGATGATATCATTGCCGATAGCTTGAAAAGGCATCGCTTTGGCAACGAAAAAATCGGTGTAACTCGTTTTTACGGAGCAAAACAGAACGATATTGAATTGTCAAAAGTTATCCATATCCACAAGGATGAAAACTTGCGAACGGACATGGCGGTCATCATTGACGGCACAAGGTTCAAGATTGAACAAATTCAGCATGATAAAAGCAAAAATCCCCCTTGCTCGATTTTGAGTCTGTCGCAGAGGGGATTATATGAGGGTGGTGCAGATGTTTTTTAAGAATTACGACGAATTTGTCGAACTCATTAAGTCTTGTGGCATTAAATGCGTTGAGGCAGATTACAACAAATCAACTCCTGCCCCATATCTCGTCTATTTCAAAGATGAAGAAACAGGAACTTACGCAGACGGTAAATGTCTTTGGAAAACTGCAAAAATCATCATAGAACTCTACACCGCAAGAGATGACCACACAAGCGAAACAAAGTTTGAAAAATGGCTCAACGAAAACGGCTACGGTTGGAAAAAACCAAATCGAGCTTGGGACACAACGAATAAACTTTGTGTAAGCTATTACAATTTGAGTGTGACTTTTGATGAGTGATTACAAAAAAGTCGGTATCGACCGCCTTGGCGATACCCTATCGAAAGAGCTGTCAACCTATTCGGCTGATGTGCAAATGGGTGTCCGACTATTGGTCGATGAAAAATCCGAAGAGCTCAAAAACGAAATCAAAAAAAATGCACCTGTCGGCAGAAGAAAAAAATATCGCAAATCGTTTAGGGTAAAGGTCACAAACGAAACATTTCGATTCTATGAAAAAACGGTTTATTCAGCTAAGCCTGAGTACCGGCTTACACACCTACTTGAAAAAGCACACAAAAAGAGAGGTAAAAAAGGCGGAACGGTACAACCGAAGGTGCATATTGCTCCGGCAACAGAGAAAATTCACGGCGAATTTGAAGCCGGAATAAAAAAGCTCATTAAATCATCGGAAGCTATGGGCGGCGGTGATTTGAGCGGAATTAAAAGAATTTAAAAATATAAGGAGTGCTTATTAATGAACAAAACCATTAGAAAAGTTGGTTATGCTGTGCTGACAGAAAGCAGCACGGGAGAAATCACATACGGAACACTGATTTGGTTTAAATCCGATGAAGCAGGCGGCAGAAGTATCGGTGCAGAGCCTATCGGCGATTCGAACACAATCTACGCTGACGGCTTGCCTATTATTGTAGCAAGTGCGAACGGTGGCTACACAATCAGCCTTGAACTTATTTCAGCAGTCGATAACATCGAAAAAGATTGGTTCGGCAATGATGAAGCTACAGAGGGCGGCATTATTGAGAAGGGTGGTATCAAGGTGATGCCGAGATTCGCTCTTCTTGTTGCCAAGGAAACATACAAAGGTGACAAGCTCTACGAGATTGACACATATTTTGACTGTACAGCTGCAAGAGCCAGCAGAAACGACAAGACATCGGAAGGGAACTTCGATCCACAGTTCCCAACATATACAATCACGTCAAAACCACGCCCTGACAATGATTTTGTACGCTATACATCTTATGCCGACACTCTGCCGGAAAATGTTGTAACTCCTACTGTAAAGGCTGTAAAGGCTGCAAAATCGGCAGTTCCTACAGATCAGGCCTCATCAGACAACACAAAGGCGGTTAAAGGCTAAGCTATGAAAGACACAGTTGTTATTAACGGCAAAAATATTGAGGTTGAGGTTACAGCATATACAATGCTCATCTACGAGGACACATTCAAAGGTCACAGCTTTCTGCGTGATGCCGACCGTATTCTCGTTAAGAACCTCAATGATGTTAAATTTGGCTCTGCTGTAAAACTTTTATGGGCAGCGGCAAAGACGGCAGACGATACGATTCCTAACTTTAAGGCTTGGTCAAAAAATTTGAGCATTAAGGACGCTATTTCGGCGACAGACACGATTATCAACCTTATTGTTGACAGCTTAAAAAGCGACAGCCCAAAAGTGACAGCGACAGCGACCTAAACGGAACTTTCCTGACGGCGAAGGAAATCTTATCCTATGCCGTCAGGTGTGGTCTGACTGTCGCTGATTTACAAAGATTTACAATAGGTTTTGTCTTAGATTATGTCAAAACCTATTTCGCATTACGAAACAATAAGAACATCCACGAAAATGAAGAAAAATATCTGAAAATGAAATCTGTGTTGCCTTTCGTTACAGAAAGATTTGAAAACAAGGAAATCTCGGAAGAGCAGTACAGCGAGTTTATGAACAGATACAAGAAGTTGGAGGATAGATATGGCATCTACAATTAAGGGTATTACCGTCAAAATTGCCGGTGACACAATGGACTTACAGAAGTCCTTAAAAGCTGTACAGTCCTCATCGGCGAGCCTACAGAGCGAATTGTCGGCTATTAATAGACAATTAAAGTTTGACCCCGAAAACACTGTTTTGCTTGCTCAAAAGCAAGAAGTGTTAAAAGAACAAATTGAAAACAGCAAATCTGCCCTCAAAAAGCTACTTGATGTACAAGATCAGGTTGAAGAACAGGCAAAAAACGGCGAAATTTCGACGGAGCAGTACAGAGCTTATCAGCGTGAAGTCGAAAAAGCGAAAAGCAAACTTGAAACTTTCACCAAACAGCTTGCGGAAACCGAGGAAAAAGCAAATGCGATAAACCTCGAATCTGCCCGAAATGAGATGTCAAAAACCGAAACAAGTGTTGACAAGACAGGCGACAGCTTTAAAAACCTTGAAAATAAGTCAAATAAAACTGATTTATCCAAGGTCAAAAAAGAAATGGATGATGTTAAATCCTCGGCTGATAATCTTAAATCTGCCGTCGGTGATGCGGTAAAAGATGCCGTAGCGGCAACAGCGGCAGTCGGCGGAGCTGTTACAGGCGCAATTGTAAGCGCAAACGGGGAGAAAAAGGCTCTCAATTCTTTGCAGGCTCAAACAGGCTTAACCGCCGAAGAGATGACAAAATATAAAAGCGTGCTCGAAGATGTTTACAAAGGCAATTTTGGCGAATCGCAGGAGGAAGTTGCAAATGTCCTTGCTTTAATTAAGCAAACGACAAATGAGACCAATCCGAGCAAGCTCAAAGATATGACCGAAAATCTCTTTACTTTAAGAGATACTTACGATTATGACTTTGTGGAAACCCTACGAGCTGTCAACATGCTTATGGAGCAATTTGGTGTAACAGGTGAAGGGGCTTTTAATCTCATTGCACAGGGCAGTCAAAAAGGCCTTAACAAAAACGGCGATTTGCTCGATACAATCAATGAATACTCCGTACATTATAAGCAACTCGGCTATGATGCAAATGAATTTTTAATTCGCTTGAAAATGGCTCTAAAGCAGGTACTTTCAGTATCGACAAGCTCGGCGATGCAATGAAAGAATTTGGCATCCGCTCTAAGGACACAGCCTCGAGTACGCAGGAGGGATTTGCTCTTCTCGGCTACGGCGCAAAAGCCTCGGCTGAGGACATTAAAAAAGCCAAGGATGAAGTCGCAAAGCTCGAAAAAAATCTTTACTATGCAAAAGAGGAGCAAAAAGGCTTTAACAATTCGACGAGCGAATTAACAAAGCAAAAGAATGCCGATAAAATTGAACAATATTCAGAGGCGCTAAAAACTGCTAAAGAAAATCTTGCAAATCTCGAATCAGCAGGCAAAGGCGCAAAAGGTAGTATTGAGGATTTGCAGGCAAGATTTGCAAAAGGCGGAGACAGCGCAAAATCAGCAACATCAGAAGTCTTAAAGGCTCTTTTTGAGATGGACGATAAGGTCAAGCAAAATCAGGCAGGTGTTGACCTCTTCGGCACGATGTGGGAGGATTTGGGCATCGACGGTGTAAAAGCCTTAATGAAAGTTAATGGCTCTGCCGACAAGACCGAAAAAACCATGAAAAAGATTAAAGACATCAAATATGATGATGTCGAATCTGATTGGGCAAGCCTTGGCAGAACGGTGCAGACTGATGTCATTAATCCTATCGGAAAATCACTGTTTCCAGAAGTCAAGAAACTTTGTAAATTTGCGAGCAAGCATACAGATGATATTATTCCAACACTAAAACAGATTGGTGTTTTAACTACTGCTATTTGGTCGGGTAAAAAGACCACTAAAATAGTTACAGAAATCAAAAATCTGTGGGGAGCTTACAAGTCTTTGAAAGCGGCAACAGATGCCGCTAAAATCTCACAAGATGGACTTAACACTGCTCAAAAAGCAAATTTGTGGGGATTAGTTGCAGGTTTAGTTGTTGGTGCTATAGGCGAAATTTGGGCATTTTCAGAGGCTAACGACAGTGCAAAACAATCCCAAGAAGAACTTAACGAAGCTCAGGAAAAAGCAAAAGAAGAAATCAAAGAGCTGAAAGATGCCAATGATGAATATGTTCAGAGCAAAAAAGATGCAGCGGCTGAGGTTGAAAGCGAATTTCAATATTATGACAATTTGTGGGGCGAATTGCAAGGCATTGTAGACCAAAACGGTAAAGTCAAAAAAGGCTATGAAGACAGGGCAAAATTTATCACAAATGAGCTGAGCCGAGTTACAAACGATGAAATCACTTGGAACGGTAATGTTATTCAGTCCTATAAAGACCTTAAAGGCTCTATGGATAAAGCGCTTGAATCAAAAAAAGCGCTTGCAATGTTATCGGCACTTGAAGAGCCCTATCAAACTGCTGTATCAGGCTTAAAAAGCGCAAAAAATGATGTTACAAATGGTTATGTAGCAAAAAAAAGCGCACAAAAAGATGTAGATTTAGCTAAGGCGAAAGTTACTCAAATGAGTGTCACTGGGCTTTCACCAAGTCAAATGGCTTTGAAATATGCAGGCTGGGGGTTTGAAAACGGCAAAATATCTCAGCAGTATTATCAAAAAATACTCAAAGATTTTCAAAACGGCGAAAATATGTATAAACATTTTGAAGATTTATCAAAATCCGTCGGAAGAGCTTACAGCGAGGCGCAAAATGAAGCCAAAAACAATTTAAAGGCTAAACAAATAGAGTTTGACAAAGCAGATGGCAAGTATAAAGAATATCAGAAAAAAGTAGTTGATTATAACACCACAATTCAAAATTATGAGAATCTCACAGCGGTAACTGCTAAAGGTAACACCAAAGAAATTAAAGCCGCAATGTCGGACTTGTCTAACAACATTGTTACTTATACAACTGGTAACAAAGCTGCTCTCGAACAGCAGGTCAATGATTTTAGGACAAACGCTGAGAATCTAAGGTCGGCATACAAGGACGGTGTTGAAGGTGTCACAAAAGACCAAGTCGAAGAAGCCGAAGAATTGCAGGAAAGGGCAGAAATCGAGCTTGCTAAGTACACCGATATGTACGGCACGGTTACCGCAATCGCTACGGGCAAAGCTGACGAAATCAACGCACAACAGCAGAAAATCAAAAACGGTTTCATTGATGCTGAAACAGGTTCAAGAGAAAGCCTCGAAAACCAGCTTGCAAATTTTACCGCAAACTATGAGTTGCTAAAGACTGCAATGGACGAAAATCAACCCGGTGTAACTCAAAAAATGGTTGATAATGCTAAAGAACTTGTAGATAAGGCAACTGTTGAACTTAACAAGCTTAAAGGCAACGGCGAAACAGCAGGCAAAAACGGCACCGAGGGCGTAAGTGATGGCATGAAGAACGAAGATGCCCTTGACAAAGTTGATAAATCGGGCAAAAAGGTTCTCAGTAAAGCCGAAAACAGTCTTTCAGGTAGTTACGGTAAAGGCTATCAAAAAGGTAAGGATTTTACGCAGGGCTATATTAAAGGTTTAAGTGAAGGCGGACCTACAGGAAGTCTCCATGCAGAAATGAATAGGCAAGCAAGACAACTCGCAGAGACAGGCCTTATTACTCTTGCGAATGCACAGGATTCACATTCACCATCAAAAAAGACGAGAAAACTTGGAGCTTACTTCGGCGAGGGCTATCGTCTTGGAATCGCCGATGAAATTGCCGAAACGCAAAAAACAGTAAGGTCTTTAACTTCAAGGGCTTTGTCAGCTGTTGAAGGTGATCCAATTGGAGCGGTGAACGATAAATTTGCAGACATTCGCATGCAAAGTCAAAATGCGACAGTAAACGGTCAAATGTTGAAAGCTGTTACAAATTCACCTACGATTAAGATTCAATTTACAGGCGATGTCAATATCAATAATGATATGGATGTTGATGATTTTAACCGACGTGTATCAAATGCGATTGTGCAAACGCTTGACGGTGAAGCGGCGAAATTGGGAGGTTAAAGATGAGGCATAGTTTTACATATAACGGTATTGATTTACGAACATTAGGCTTTTTTATAGCTACACCTCCCAAATATCAAATTGCAAAGCGTAATTTTGATTTTACTTCTGTCTATGACAAAAACGGCGGAGTGATTTCCGACAATGGTGTTTTCGATAATGTTGAAATGCCGTTTGAAGTCAATAGCTATCCGTACATTGTGCCAAACGAAAGCAATGCAGAGCTTGTAAGAGCGTTTGCTGAGTGGCTTACCGTTTGGGACGGCAAATATAAAATCTTTAGAGATTCATACAACCCCGGTTATTATACAAAAGCGATTTGCACAGGGGTTGAGCCAATAGAAGAAGTTGCACCTCTTTGTTTGTCAACAACAATAAATTTCAGCCGAGTGCCGTTCTGGTATAGCGATTTAGGACAAGAGATTATCCAGCCAAAATTGACCTCGACACAAACGGCGGAAATCAAAATTTACAACCCCGAAAATTACACAGCCGAGCCTTTCATCAAGATTATCAATAAAGGCACAAAAGTTAATCCGTTGACGCTGACGGTTAATGACGGTCAAACTTTAACAGTTAAAACATCATCGGATAAGGATTATATTGAACTTGATTCCGAACAGCAGTCCGCTTCTTTTGATAACGGCACGAGATTGGCGAACAATTGCATAAGTTGTACAGAGTTTCCAAAGCTTTTGCCCGGTTGGAATAAAATAAAACTCTCAGGAAAAAACGCAAATGCGTTTACCGATATTGAAATTAAGCCTAATTGGAGGAGATTGTAATGTACCCTATCTTGTACAACATTGCTGACTATTACAAAAATTCAACACCATTGTTTAAATCTAATGGTTTCGGTTTTTTGACTGAATGCACCGAGTTCTTGGTGACAATGGAGCAAAATGGCACATACAGCTTTAGCATGAAAATAAAAAGCACAGATAAGCTTGCGCCGAAAATTAAAATAACTTCATATGTCAAAGCAAAAGTAAATAATGTATCCGAACCACAGTATTTTTATGTAACCAAAATAGAGGTCGATAAAAACGGTGATTTGACCGTATCGGGCGAACATGTGTCAAGAATGTTTTTTCAAAACGGAACAATTCCTCGTGCAATGGACGGATCGATGTATGACACGCCAAAAGAACTAATTGACCACTTTATGCGAGATTACAATCAAGTAGGGGAACCTCTGCATATGTGGTTTACAGATGCCCCATATAAGTGGTTTAATTTCAGCTCATCAATCACCGCCAAGAAAAGGATTTATTTAGGCTATTCACAAGCGGTAAAGTTTGAGGATATCTTCAAAAATGATGACGAAGGATTGATAAATCAGTTTGGCGGTGTTTTGTTTTTTGATAATTTTGATATTTATTTTGAAAAAATCACCACAGCAGGTGCGAAAAGTGGCTATCGAATTGCTTTCGGTGCTAATGTGTCAGATTATAAGCAGACTGCTGAAATCGGCAACTACTATACACATGTTATGCCTTACGCACGATGCAACACTACGAATAACAAAGAAGTCGTCGTGTCAAGCCCTGAACCATATGAAACAGGGCTAAAACGGAACATAAAAAACACATATTTATACGACTGCACAAGCAAAATCAAAAAATATACTTTAAATCCAAGCACCGGCGAAAACTACGAAGAAGTCAGAGATGCTTTGCGTAATGCAGTTGCTGATTATAACTATTCGACGGAACAAATATCGGAAACCCTGAGTATAAGGGTAACTCTTGAAAACGAGCTCACTAAAATGCACGCAATCAAACTTTATGATGAAGTGACGGTTGTAATGCCGGACGGCACGAATCTTAGCCGAAGAATTTCAAAAACAGTCTACGATAGCGTGTCCCAAAAATACAAAGAAATTACAATCGGCGACTTAAGTATGTCAATGTCTGATTTACTAAAAATTCAAAGGAGGTTTAAAAGATAATGGCTATTAGTTTAGCACATAAATCAATTACAATTGATGTAAATGACCGCAACGCACCGAATGTTGTTGGTATTGCCAATGTCAACGATAAAGCAACACGCTATCTTGATGTTACTTTAACGGCAAGCGGTGAAAAATTGACCTTTGCAGACTGCACAGTAACTGCAACATTTGCAACGGACGGATATTTAATCTCAGATTCAGTCGCTTGCACCCTGAACAGCACAGCGGATGTTATTACTGTTCCGCTCGAAGATTTCAAGTCTATGTCGGGCTTTTTGGCAATCGAAATTAAGATTGCAAACGGTGAAACGCAGGTATTAAACACGCCGCTGACCTTAAAAGTCAAGGTAACCCCGAGCCTTGCTGAAAACAGCAAGATAAACAGCCAAAGTGTTGGCAATTTTGTTGATATCAGCCGAGAGGTTGCCACGGCAAGAGGCGGTCAGAGTTCGCTCGGAGCAAGGTTTGATACGGTTGACACAAATCTTGCGAAAAAAGCAAACAAAAGCGACATTGATTCGATTAATTCCCGTTTGCAAAGCACTGAGACAACGCTGAAAAATAAAGCTAACATAACTG